TTACTTTATAACTTTTAATTCAATTTTATGCTCTTTTTTAGGCGGATCAAATATGTCATCTGATAAACAACAAATATTTATTATTTCATTTTGAAATAAAGATATGTCGTTTAAAAATTGATCTGAAGTTATTACTTTATTTTTTAATACTAAATCGACAGCTTCATTCAACAATTTAGGCTCTTCTGGTTCAATTATATCATCTAATGGTTCACGTCTCCACATTTGCCTTGTAGTCATCTGTCTATTTAAATAATTTATTTGATTTTCACTAAATAAATTTAGTTGTTTAGATCTCATAATCATAGCACTTACTGATGTTTTCCATTTTTCTTTGAGCATTAGTAAATAATCAATTGAATTATGAATTACTTCTTTCGGAAAGGAAGTAATGGGCATTAGCAATGCTCCTGCAAAATAGTGAGCTTCGGCTTCGATTCTATCTGAAACATCTTTTCTATATACATCATCTATTTTGAGATGTGGGTGTAATAGAAGATGTCCTAATTCATGTGCAGCATCAAATCTAGACCTTACAGCTGAACCTTTTTCACTCCCAAGAAATATATATGGTTTACCATTAAACCATTGCGAGAATGCATCAATTTTCTTATTCTTAAACTTTATTCTACATAAGATGATACCTTTGTCTTCTAGCAATTCCACTAAATTATTTATAGGCTCATCCCCGAGTTCCCAATATTTTCTTACTTTTAGAGCTATCTCTTCAATAGTCTCGAAATCAAGCGATTCACCATTAATATAACTGCTTACATCTGGTAAACTTACCTCTGGAAACTTAATATATTGATTTAAATAGTTATATATTTCATCTGCCCATTCAATATAATAACTATATGCATTTCTAAACTTTTTTGGTGTGCTTTTCACAGCTCTAAAGAAAACAGGACTGTTATCACAAGATTTTTCTCTTTTAGGCTTATAAAAAAAACTAAAAGGAAATCTTAAAGTATTGCTTAGTTGTTTTAGAGTAAATACTGAAGGCTTAATTATTCCTTTTTCATATTGAGAGATTGCTTGACTTGTGACTTCAATCAGATCTGATAATTCAGCCATTGACAACCCTCTTGATTCTCTTGCTTCTTTAATTCTCGCTGGGATTATATTATGACTATTCAGTGCCATCCTTTTCACCTACTTTTTCTTTTCTGTCTATTTCTTCTTGTACATGTTCTCTTATCTCTAATCGTCGTCTTTTTACCTCTGTACTTTCTGTATCAATCTTAATTAATTTTAATTCTGATTTCAGGCTAACTTGGTATAGTATACTTCTAAAACCAGGAGCTGGAATTATTAAGTTTACAAATTCCAAATTATATTTACCTCCAAATGTAACAATCCCATAATATATATCGTCTTTAATACTTTGGATACCAAAAGGGTCCTCTTGATAGTCAAAAACAATTTGTTTTTCATCAAATGTATTGTAATTCGAATAATTTTGTTTATACTTAGCAAATGAAGGAAGACTATCCCTATCGTAAGCTGGTGCAATATGTAAAATTAGATTACCAATAGTTAATTCCGGGATATAGAGTTTAAATTGGTTAACTTTTTTCATTTGGCATTTAAATGGGAAATTTGTTGGCACCATGTTTAAATCAAGTTGACAATGTATAGCACTAGTTCTAATCCTAGATAACAATGGTGCAAAAACCTTTGATGAAAATAGTTGTTCTTGACCACTTATTATATCTCGATAAACCAAATCTCCCATTTGGATTATTGGATATAATTGATTTCTTGCTGATAAACTTAACTCTTTTTTTATTAAATCCTTTGGGGTTTTATACATTATCATTATTTACACCTCTCTTGTGGAATGTCTTCTTAATTATTTTACATATTTGTTCCATTTTTGTCAAGTGTTTTTCGTATTTATATTTTTTTATCAACTATGATTATTTTTAAAAAAATAAAAAAGGCTGGAAATTAATCCAGCCTTATGCCTTGCAGAGGTAGTTTATTATCTTTTATCTCTTTAACAACAGATTCAATTAATGTTTCAACCTCTTTTTTAGTGAGTCCAAAGTACTTGAATTTTTCACTTAGAAAGTCTTTCACATAAGCTTTTTTTTCTTCACCTGATCCAGGGATATGTTGCCATATTTGTTCAGCTGCCATTACTGCTTTAACTGCCCAGCGTTCCATATTGTACTTTCTTAGAAAATAACCAGCTAAGGCAATTACTAGCATGACTACAGCTTTCACTCCAAAATCTAAAAATAGCATTATTAATTCTCTATCCATCTATTTAACCTTCCTTTCTAATTCTTTGACTCTTGTAGATAGCTTCTCAATCATCATCCAAAACAGATACTGTCTATTTACATCAGATAACGCTTCATCTGTTCTCCACATTTCAGGGGTATTTAACATGCCTTGTTTAGCTAACTCATCTACAGCCTTTTGTCCTCCATTACGCATCCAACTCTGTAATACAAACTTAGCCATTTCCTCTGCCTCCTCTACTAGCCCTTCATATACATCATCTAAGAACTTTTTCCAAGCAGTTTCTCCGCCAGCTACAAACCGAGTCATCATCCTTGGGCAGTCTTTACCTGTGCAATCAAAGTGCCTTTCAAAGTTTTTGTAAGGATCCCAGTTGTACTTCTTGCACAGCTGCACACCTAGCCATACAGCTCTCTTGTAAGTTTCATTCCAATCTCCATCAGAATTAACACATAGCTCTATACCTATAAGACTTAGATTAGCTCCTCTAGGATATTTATTTTTAATATAATTAGTGTAAGCACTTCCTGGTCCAGCGTGCCATTGTACTTCTGTATCAGGTACGGCTTGGGCTATTTTTGTACTGTCTACTATATATTGCGTTCCATATTGTGCACGTAACCAATAGCTTAAATGATTTTCCACTCCTGCAGTAGCTCTAATATTAGCTGTCCAATGCCAACAAGCCCCCATAGGTGTAAGGTCCATATACTTTTTAGGAGCTCTTATTCCCTGTCCTGGTGGTATTAGTCTTTGCTCTATTTCATACATGTTATATCTCACCTCCTAAGGGTACATGTTATCATCGTAAGTGTTTCTAGTAGATTTATTTTGATTTACTCTACTATTAGAAAAATGTTGTATGATTTGATCCCCAAAGTACCCACCTATGATGGTACCCATTGGAATATTCATTTGCCCTTGAATCTGTATAGCTACTTCAGAGCTTTTCCATACGGCTAACACTACTAAGCAGAGGTAAGTAATAGAAAAGGATAGAGCTAGCATATCAATAATAGAAAACCCTTCTGGGTCTGTCCAAATACTTCTTTTCCTTTGCCTTCTCATACTTTAGCCCCCTAACTTATAAATATTTAATACCTGACATGATAATGGCACCTAGTACAGCTCCCATAGCACCCCATAAAAGCTTGTTGGGCCTTGACTCGATCTCTTCTATTTTAGTTGCTATCTTCCCTATACTATCTTTGATTTCATTGAGTATCTTAAATATCATATCAGTGCGTTCTTTTTCCACGTCAGTGCATCTTTCTAATGCAGCTATCCTAGTTTCATGATTTTTTAACGAATCTGTTACTTCTACATGTCTTTCACATACCATATAGACACCTACTTTCATTTAAAATAAAAAACACCCCAAGGTGTTTGTCGATTATTGCGATATTTTGTTAAAGGTTTTGTATGCCAACTAACGAAATAACATAATTAGTACCTGCGATACTAATTGAGGTGGTAAATTGCCTAGCAAAAAAGAACCCCGATTAAAAGTTATTAAAGAAAGTCCAACTGGCTTAAATCAAAAATTTTTAGATACTGAAACTAATGAAGTAGTGAATCGAGGATATGTTGCAGATAATATTGATGATTATCCAGGTTATCATGTCATGAATAAAAATAAAAAACGTATCATTAGGTCTAATCCTGACGGTTGTAAAGATAATAACTTAGATTAAAATAATTCATGAATCGCAGGTACTAAAATGTTTTAAGTTACATTAATATCCTTGTATGACTTAATTAAGTCATACATTTCTTCTAATCTACTATTAGTATCATTCAGATATTGAAAAACATCGTCAATGATTACTTCACTTTGTTTAGTTTTGTTCTCATTAATTCTTTCTTCTCTGATTTCTTTTTCTATTTGTTGAGGTGACTTACTTATAATAATTTTCTTTCCTTCTTTTTTTGCTATTGCTTTACTCAATTACAAGCACCTCATTTCTAACGTTCTCATTCATAGTTTCTATAATTATTGGTTCGCCTGTTGTATTTTCTATTTCAATTTCAAGTATTCCATTTTCCATTGTATAGGTAAATATTTCTTGATTTATTTTTATAATTATTTCATCATTAAATACAACAATTTTATCTTCATAATCAAACATAGAAAAGGAAATAATATTATTTTCTTTTTGTATTATTTCAATATAATCTAATTCAGTAAAACCAATATCTCCACCTCTATACATTTTTCCTAAAACATCTTCAACTTCATTACCAATTTCTATAACTCTATCACTTAATACAACATCGTCTCCAACTTGTGCAACCGTTGTAACAATATTATAGTCATTTAATTGTATGATATTTTTCATTTTTTTCATCCTCCTTTTAACTAAATTCTACAACTTCCCAAGTTACATTAACAGCGTTCATAACAGTTTTTGAAACCCTTAATGTATTACTGTTTAATAATTGAATGTAAAACCCCGAACTAGAACTATAATCAGCATTTTGCCATGTTAATAATACACAAAATGTTTTTGAAACAACTACTGTCGATAAAGTAACATCTACCTGACTTACACCAGCAACCGATGTTGTCCCTCTTTGAACTAACTTAATCCCACCACCAGTAGTAATTGCATCATAATTCCTTCTCAAATATCCCATAACTGTGGTAGTATTAGCAGTAGGGTTTGCAACCCCAACTAAATCAGTTTTTGTCTTAATAGCATTTACTGTTGTTTGGTCGGCTCTACTAGAAACAGTTGTATTTAGATTATTTGTTAAATGTGTCTTAATCTCATCTAAAGTCAATTTATCCGCAATAGGTAAAAAATTTGCCATTATTCCACCACCTCTTCATATAAGAATCCATAAAGTCCACCTTGTTGTCCCAATCCCCATCTATATGTTTTACCATCACTACCAATGAAACTATGAGGCATAGTTTCAGCCTCATGAGTCACACGTTTATTATTTGTTTCTTTGATTGCAGCATCAATTTTTGAATTATCCTCAACAAAATCCTCTCTTTTGGGATGTTCATTTCCCTGCCATTGATTTAATTCTATATTAGGTGTTTTATTTTCACTTGGCATACTACATCACCTCTCTATATGTTTCTAATTCATCCCAGGTAAGATTTAATTCATCCCATTGATTCCATGTTTTATTGTAATTATCGAATTCATTCCAGGTTAGATAAGTAAATTCAAACTCAAAAGATAAATGAGCTGGCTTTATATTTTCAATCTCTGCAGCTAGATCATCTAAGTTGGGGGGGACTCCTCTAGTGCCTATAAATTTAACAATAATAGTACCATTAAAATTAACTATAACTTCGCCATTACTATAAGCTTCCGCTACTATCTGTATTAAAGCAGCATCTATCTTTCCAGATCCTCTCTCCTTTGACTTGATTACCGATCTTCTCTCATCTAATGGCTTAGATAAATCTGTTTCAATTTTAAGGTCCTTCTCATATATGACTAATCCCCATGTTGCGGTATCTATATCCAATTGTTTTTTTACATCTTCAATATCTGTTTGAATGTACTGGAATTGATGTTCTTCTGCATTAAATATTTCATTATAAACCTTAGATTTCCGCATAAATATAGGGAGATAGGTAATCATTTTATTATTCATTAATTACCACGCTCCCTAATATTGCTACTTCATCAGCTGCTATGGATATATTACCTGTGCCTTCATTAATAACTAGATTGCTATAGTCTTCAATCCCTTCACTCTGCAATATTAAACTACCAACAATAGCATAACTTAAATAATTTTCTGCAAAAGCTATTTCTTTAAGATGATTGGTTATATTTTCTTCTACACTTTGTTGTCTATATGAATCTGATACCGAAGGATCCTTGATAACAGTGAATGATATATTAATCTCTTTCCCTATAGCTGATTCAACAGTACAAAAAGCACCTATAGGAGCTTCTCCTTCACCAAGCCCACTAACGTTAGGGTCTATATATTCTTGTACTGTTTCAACAAGCTCAATGCTTGCAGGTTGCTTTTCAGCGTTAATTATAATTACCTTTACTGTATTGTCGCCATTCCATAGCGGTAAAACTTTAGCTTCACCAACCCCTGGTACCTCTTTAGCCCAATTTTTATAATGTGCTTTATTTCCGCTTGTAGCTGGGGTCCTTCTTCGCTCATAATACCTTTGTAATAATGCTGTATCACTTTCAGCTTCAAAACCATCTGTAGTGGCCTCAGGGTTTGTAACTTCATTTATTCCTTCAATGGTTATAGGCATAAGCGTAATTTGATTAGCTGGTACATTACCTATGCTTCCAGCAACAGTACATTTTATGTTTACATATCCTTCACCACTAATTTCTACTGTTTCGGTTGCTTCAAATTGGACAGCACTTTCAGTTTCAGATAGATCTGCTTGACTAAAAACACCATTACCTTTTACTAACACTCTACCAATAGAATAAGTAGCTTGTTTTCTAGTAATACCTGTCCTCTGATACACAAACCTTTCTAATTCTTCTCCTTTAAGATTTTCTATATCAAGTTTATCAGCTACATCATTTAAATCTTCATAAGCTTTTTCAAATTTAATTGCTGCAGGAGCTAAAGCATCATAAATAAAACTACCTTCTCTTTTATCATAATTATTAGAGACATTATTGAACATGTCATGTAAGACTTCTTGTCTACTCGGCAACTATCACCACCTCCGTATTCCCATATATGGTAGCAACATTTAATTTGATAGTTAATAGAGCTTCTTCTAGTTGAAATTCAAAGTTTGTTACACTTATAATAGCCTTATTTTGTAATAGAGCTTCCCTAATAGTTCTCTGTAACTCAGATTTTATAAAATCTCTATCCAGCACTTTTCCTATCAAACCATGATGCTCAGAACCATAGCTTTTATATATTAATGTTCCAAATTCAGTCCGCAGCACCTTGCTGATCCAAATCTTTATATATTCTACTCCCTCAACAGTTACAAGTTTACCATCTTTAAGTTTAAAATCCCCTGTTTCAAAGTCCCATAAAAAGGTCTTATGAGTTACAGGGGATTCAATGACTTTTTCATTTCTAAATTCTAGTTTTGATATTTGTGGCAGCACTATAATCTCACCGCCTTATCTATAAGAAAATATTTTTGTTCGTCAGTACTAGGCATTAAAATTACTTCATCACCAATTTTCAATGTATCAGTATAAGTGATTTCTCCAGTATTACTTAAGTTTTCAAGTTCTGTATAACTACTATATGTTACTGGACTTGGTGTTTTAGTTATTATTGATCCACTGCTTTGTCCTTGAAATTGTCTTTTATAGCCTGATAGTACATGTGCTGCTATAACTAATCTGTCTTTTTCCAGTATGATTTTATCTCCAATCTTCACCCTGATATTTGGCGGTGATGCAATTACAGTCCCTAGTTGTGGCCCTAAATAAACTTGATTATCTCTTTCCTTAAACATTTTTCCTAACTTTTCTATACTTGTCATGCTATATCCTCCGGCAGAGTTAGAGTTAAATTCATTGTATGAAATCCACTTGCAACTTCATGTTTGCAATTAGTTATCATAAATCTCCCCTCCATACCTGTTATTGGTTCTACTACATCAAATAGCCTTCCAGCTTTAAAAGATACATCTCCCATCAAATTCAATGCGTTAGTCTCATGAATCCTACTTAATCTTTTTAATAATACTTTAGCAGCTTGTCTGGCCTTTGCTGCATCTTCTTCATCTATTTTAAAAGTTTCTTCTAACAATCCATATTTAGAAACCATAGGGGTGTCTTGTTCTAGAGCAATTGTTTGATAGTTATCATTTTTTGACAAAATAATTTTCACTCTATTTCTCATTTCTTCAATTGACTGTGTCCTTTCTGCACCAATAGGATTATCCAGGACATTGATGCGGGCTACATTTGAAGCTAATCTAAATCTCCCTAGAACAATCATATCTCTCATTTTTTCTATATAAATTTGTCCTGAACGCATTTCCGCAAAAATTTTAATTCCTGATTGTCTTTCGTGCTGTTTAATAATATCTTGTATTATCTCTGCAGGTGATTTCTGAATATAGATTTTATTAATAATTGTAGCCATTTCTGTTATATTGCCTATTGGTAGACCAAAATCATTCAGTATTTTTGAAATAGCTTGCCTTGCACTTAAATTATTGAACTGATAAACGCTTTTAGACTTGCCGAGGTACCAGGCATAATCATATGCTGTATATTCAATTGGAGATCTACCGCTTTGTTTATTTTTAACTACTATCCCTCTATTAACTTCAATCTCATCTTTGTATATGATTATTAAATCTCCTACCTCTACTGGATTAGTTGGGATAAACCTGGCATCATTCCATATGATAGAAAAATCTATAACAGAAACTAATGACATTGTTGAGTCCCATGAAAATTGATTTACAATTGGGGTTATGTCATATGTTTTAGATCCATCATTTTTAACTAGTTGTAATCTAAACATGTCTATCCCACCCTTACAAAAGTAAACTCTTTCAAATGCAGTGTATAGTATATATCCCCATCTTTCTCTGTCTTATAAGTAAAATCATCAATTGTAACCGGCATATTTATATCTGTTTCATCTTCTTTTGTTATAACAAGCCTTACTGGCACTCTTCTTTTACGCCATCTTTCAATTGTATTTACATATTCCATACCCCACATATCTCTATTAAGAATAAAAGGGTAATCTCTTATAGGGAAAAAAGAAGTTATTTCTATTGTTGCTAATCCTTTGTTTTGTATTAAATTGATTGATTGCCTTAATCCAACCACTTCTTGATTATTCCAAGGTTCTTTTACTTCATATTCTGCCGGAGTTACTGGCAATAATAGAACTTCCTCATTATTATTTATAGACAAATATACTTTAACCATATACAGTACGCTCCAATCTCGGTAACAACTTGTCAGCTATTTGTTCACCAGTAAGATCACTACTAGATTTACCTAGTGCACTTGTGTTTTCTGATACTGCACCTGTGTTTTCATCCATTGCATTGGCGAGCATTTCTAAAGCTTCAGTATTGTCCTTAGACTGTTGTTGTTGCTTTCTTCTTCTAGATTCCTCTATTTGTGCTATAGTATCATCAGAGTATCTTTTAACCTGTATCTCTCCAATATAGTCTGTTTTTTCCCACATAGGTTTTTCCATACTTGACATTCCACTTGAAAAATTAACGTTAATTTCTTCTTTACCAACAGCTCTAAGTACTGCATTAAGAGGTTTAGCTAGTTTTGATACAGCATTTTCACTCATTCCAACAACATCATTCCACATTGAATGGAAAGAATATTTTATACTTTTACCCATGAAATCAAATGCACTGATAACTGTATTTGCCCCACCTATCATTTTATTCATACCACTTTCGGTATAGCTAGCTGCAGCATTCCAGGTTTCCATAAATTTAAGTTGTAACAAGTCTTTATTTTTTCTTAGTAGAGTTATGACTGTAATTAAACCTAATATTGCAGTAATAACAAATCCTACAGGATTAGCAGCCATTGCAGCATTCAAACTCCAAGTTTGTACTGTAGCAGCTAAAGCATATAGTTTGTATGCAACTAACCCAGCTGCAAGAATTCCAATTACAGGTGATAGGTCTTTAGTTGTTTGATGTACAGTTTGCAAAGTATCTATAAACCTAGTTATCCCACCGCCTTCAACCCAATTGTTTATAGCAGAAGATACAGCATTGATTTTTGTTTCAATTGCAGGTAAGTGATCATTAAAAGCTCTTGCAAATTCCCCTTTAATTTTCACTACTACACCACCCATAACCTCTTGCACATCACCTATGGCATTCTTTACCTGTACAATTTGACCTTCATCTGTTGCAGCTAGAGCAGCATTTACCCCTCCAACATTTTGTTGAAGAACTTGTGCCAATGTAGCAGCTTTTTCTTGTTCTGTACCATATTTTAATACCTGTTCCTGTGCATCTGTAAAAGAAATCCCTACCCTGGATAAAGCTCCTGTCTGCCCATCCATTACTTTACCAACCATATTACCTATGTTCACCATATCTTGCTGTGTGGCATTTAGTCCTTTTTGCTGTGCAACAAGATCTAACATACCTTCTGTTAAGGTTTCAACAGTGTTGGAAGTTACGTTAAATGTAGATAATTGTTGCATTCCTGCTAAAGTAACTTCATCACCAACAACTCCTACTTTCTGCATCGTATTAGCATAATCTTTTAGACCTTCTACTTGTTCGCTAGTAGCCTTACCTGTTGCTTTAAATACTGCCTGCAACTTAACTTCTGCTTGAGATTGCGCTTTGTATGCTTCTTCCATTTTATTAATTGCCATAACAGATCCAATAAGGGCCGCTCCAGCTGCAGCCACCCCTAACATACCTCTTCTAATTCCAAACCATGTTCTCTGGCCATCTCTGCGTAAATCTCGGGTATGTTTTTTATATGTTAATGTATTTTTATTAATTTTACTCATTGTTGGAGTGACTTGATCTCTTAGTGTCATACGTCTTTCAATTACTTTACTCATTTACCACCCCACCTTTTTGCATCTTCCTCATGGTATAGAATCATACTTTGTTTCATAAACTCTTTTTCAAACAAATCTAGTTTCAGTAAATTTTCTAAGCTGTGGCCTCTTTGAATGTAGTGATGAAGAAAGTATAACTCTCCATCACTACTAATTAGTTTTTTACTTCTTTTCCTGCTCTTGAAACAACTGAACCATATCCCGCTAATTTCATAATTTCCGAAGCAATGGATGAAATCTCTCCAGGTAGAAATATTTTCTCTACAATATCCAAAGGCTCTACACAACCATATGCTTTCTGGAGTTCTACATCTTTCAGATTAGGCTCTTTTACACTATTGAATATTAAATAGGTATCTGCTCTTACAGCATCCCTTTCCCCTTCAGCTTGTGCTTCTAAAATTATAGATGTAGAAGGAGTCACTACCGCTATTTCAGCATCTAGTGACTCAATATATAAATCAACAACTTTAGCTTTTTTGTTCTTCAATTGTTCTTTCTGTGCTAACAATTCTTTAATAGTTAATTTCTTAGACATATTTAATCCTCCTAAATTGCATCAATTAAATCATAATCGCTATAGGCAAATGCTGTCTCTTGAGTCATTACTGTTTTTTGTTCAAACTTCAGTAAAGTAAATGAATCAAAAGTAACGTCATATAAAGCTACTCTTTCAAATCCAAGTGCATCAGGATCTGCTAGTTTTCCTACAAATTTCATTCTAGGCACTTGACCTCTCTTTACAGCTTCTGCCATTTTTCTAGCCACCCTACTATTTACTTTCTTAATCGTTAAGTTGCCAGTACCATTCCAGCCTATTTGTTTTTTATGTGTTGCTAGTGATCCTGCCATATTTACATCTTCATAATCTATATTGACGATAGCCTCAAAAGCTTCTACTTCTGCCCAGATTTCATTGTCAACCCATAGGGTTCCGAAGGTACCATTTATAGTGTTTTTAACATCATACATTCAATATCACCCCTTACACTAATCTTATTGCCATAGTTAAATCTTCCATGGCATCAAGGAATTTAAAGTTTCCACTTAGAATTACATTGGATTCAAAGGATTTTTCTTTAACATCTTGTTCGGACCATTCAGATGTATCTGTGCCTATACCTTCCCATGCATCTCTTTGAACTTCAATATCTACTTCTACAAGGTTATCGTGTGAAGGATCTAAAACTGTACCCCTCAGACCTCTTAGATACGCATTTACAGCAGTTATAAATAATACTTGATTATCATAGCTGTTATTTACTTTTCCAACATACTCATTATTAAAGGTTGTAGAAATATCCTCCTGGATCAAATCCATTCCTTCTACAAGTTTAATTTTCTTGAAAAGTTTAGACTTAGCTACTGTAGTGGTAGTTAGACTGTTTACAGCACGTCCTATTTTTACTTTATCATCTTGCTTGATGAGGATTAACTTACCATCATCAATATCTTGATTAGGATCAGCTGATTCTGTAATGTCCTCTACCTCTGGTAACTCATAATAAGTTGCAGATCTATCAAGACCTAACCCCGCTAATATACCAGCAATTCTTGCAGTATACTGAGACGCTGAATAGGTGTTTTCTCCTACTTTGATACCTTCTGTAGTGAAGTTTACTATAGCCTCATGGTCCCCAGTATGGTTAGGTAGGACGGCCTTAAATGTTTTCTTAATACTCCTCATAGATTTAAGCCATGAAGCAACATCTGAAGCATCGCTACTAGCAATATTAGGAATAGCCAACGAGTTCCATCTCTTATTTTGGAGGATATTTAATTCATTATTGTAATTGGGATCTGTAGTATCTCCCCTCAAAACAATTACCCTAGAAGGTACCCCTAAAAATACATCCTTAATATACTGTAGATTTTCCTCTGTCCAATCAGCAGGATCTACGTCTATTACTGTCCTATACTCATATAAATTTTCTGTCTGTGTGCTATCTCTTAAGATTAGGGCAACAATGCCCCTCTGGCTTCTTTGGATAGCAGATACCGCCAATGTCGAAAATTTAATATCTATTTCAGGTAAACCCATTCGGATCAACTCCTTATAATTTTTTAAACGCCTTATCTAGTTCCTTCTCTACTATTTTGGTGTACAGAGAATCTATTTCTCTTCCCGCTTTATCAAATATATACTTTCCAGGTGTATAGCCATTTTCGCTTCCATCTTTTCCTACGTTTCTATGGCCTTTTTCAATTAGATGGGCATGTGGAGCTATTTTATAAGAAGGAAACACACGAACAGTTAACTCCTTGTAACCGCTTTCGAACACCCTTCCTTTTTTTATGCTTTTGTAATAATTACCTGTTTTCTTATCTACAACTTGATTTGCCTTCTTTTTTATTATTGCTCTTATTCTAGTTCCCACCCTATTCATCATTTTTTTTGATTCTCTAGGGAAGTTTTTTTCAAAATAGGATAGAGTTTCTCTAAATTCATCCATGCCTACATCTTCAATATCCAGCATTTAAGTTCAACTCCTCCATTTTTTCGTACTCATCTTCTTCATATGAAGAATCTGAATATGATAAGTCGAATGTGATCATCAGAACTCCATCTATTACCTCTGATTGAATATCATCAACTATTTTTACAAATCTTTCTTCTACTTTTAACCCTAAATGGAAAAGAGTTTCTATATCCTGTTGAACTTCTAGCACTTCAATTTGATATTTATGGCGATTGGTAGGAAAAAAATATATTCTAACAGTTAATCTTCTTTCAAACATATACTGATAATCAGTCTTAGACAGATTATCAAACTTCACAAAAAAAGAAGGTCTATCAAAACCTTTTTTTACATCATTATCGTTTATTTCTATATTGAATTTATTTTTTAACTTTGTATTTATAGCCTTCATTATTCCTTGTAGTGTTAACATCACAACACCTGCTCTGCAAATATTTCATGAAATTCGTTTCTTTCATATGGATTTAAAATAAAATTTATATCAAATCTCTTGTCTTTATATTTAAGCCACATTTCCCTAGAAATTTCTGGGAAAGCAGCATACCTAATTTTAATTTTGTGTGTTACGTTTGCAAATTTAGTGTCACCAGGAGTGTTTATAAGCTTACCAGTTTGAGGTACTATGCTAGCCCATACTTTTTTAATGGAATCATCTTTGTATACAGTTTGATTAAGCTCATTTGTTTCCTTGATTTTACCCCATATTTCTATTCTCTTATCCAGTACAGGTTGTTTATGCTTCACTTTCGTTTTCACAAGCCTTCACACCTTCCTGTAATTGAAGCATTAAAATATCAGTAGCAAAGTTTGTCTCGAAATATTCTAAGGAATTATTGATTGTATATCTACAATAATCAAAAAGTAATTGTTGAGGCAAATCTTCTTCTTCAAAATTAAGGGTAGTACCTGTCAGTCTTGACAGGTACTTTTTCCCTCTTTGTATTATTCCCTCTAAACCCATATCCGCATCATCATCAATTCTTAGATAGTCTTTAATTTCTTGTATCATCTACTCACCTACTTCTCATCTGACTTCTTTTTCTTTCCCTCTGCTCCTCCTGATTTCTTTTTATCCTTAGTACCCGCTTTCTCCTCTAGCTTTTCTTTTTCCACTTCATTTTCTGTTTTGTTAGGCTCCTCTGATCTTTTTTGCTCCTCTACCATTTTTTCAAGAAAAATACCAAGAGCGGTAGCGTTTATTTCCTCATACCGCTTTTCATTTATGGATATTTCCTTGCCTTTTGTGTATAGAACTTTGGTGGTTTTATCTCTAAATGTTTTTAACACCTTCGCTTTCATTACTTACCCTCCTATACTTCTGGAATTTCAACTTCCATATCAGAAATATCAAATACTAAGAAACCTTCATTGTCTAAAGGCTTCCCATTTGCATACTGTTTAGCAATGTAAGTTCTTTCATCTTCCAAAAACTTATAGTGATCTGAGTATTCTACTTTTTGAGTAGATCCAACTCCCATGAAATAATCCTTAGCCATACCAGCAATCATTTTATCTTCTACAACTGCTACTGATTGAACTACTTTAGCTGGAATTGGTAATACTCCATAAACATAAGTTTTATCAGCTGTTAAATAGGTTGTTTGTGGGAATATTTTTTTCCAATAAGTAATTGGATTTACTACCAAGAGCACACTTGAAACTGCTCTTTTGCCACCTTTTGTTAATGGTGCCATAATCTTTGTTCCCAAGGTGCCTGGTTTTAAATCAGTCATTACTACAGCTGTTTTATCAGGATATACTCCATCTACAACAGCACCAACTAAATTTTTTATCATGCCTATTGGTTGATCTTTTCCCGTACCTGCAACAATAGCAAGTTCTAAAGCTATAGCTAGAGATTCAAATAAGATTTCTCTCACAAACCGATCTAACCATTGTGGCCCTAAATCTAACATAGCCTTAGCCACTGGTACAAATGCAGATAACTTATAGAGTTCTGTTTTTTCTTTCTTGAATGCCATTTCTAGCTTTTTGGTAATTGAAGCAGTAAGTATTCCCCACCATGCAGCCTCTACATCATTGTTTCTAGTAATCCATTCTGTTGTAGCTGTGGTATTTACAAAGTTAATCTCACTAAGTAATGGGTGATTCTGTCTTAGATCCTCAAATACTCTATCAAATATTGTGGCTGGCATCAATTTTTCAGTTCCAGCAAATCCTGCCCCACTAATAACCTCATTGTAGTATGCTTTTTCCTCGGTGGTTAATGGATTTAATCCTCTTTTAACCATTACAGCTTGATCATTTAGATCTTCATTCATCGATTGCTTAGCTTCTTGCAATATTCTAGCCTCGATACCTTTTGCAAGCTCAATTTGCACCTTAGCAAAGGCTTCACTATCTCCACTTTCAATAGCATTTTTAATTTCTTCTTGTAATTCTAATTCACTTTTAACTATTAAATCTAGATTTTCCATTCCTTTTGATGCAAATAATTGTAAGTCTATACCTTTTTTAAAAAATTTATTTTTCTTCGTCATTATTCACTACCTCCTGAATTTTGTTTTTTAAAGGCATTAAAAAGAGTAGGTTTTTCATTACCTACTTTCTCTTTATCAACTGATATTTTTTTGTTGTACTTATTGAACAATGTTTCTTTGATACTGTTTTCTGGTGGATCCTCTTCCTTTTCTTCTTCCAATATTTTAGTGCATAATCCAAATGCTAGGCATTCCTCTGCAGTTAAATAGGTTTCATCTGCTATTAGTTTTTCTAGTTCTTCCTCAGTCCCTGCAAACTTACTCATGTAACTGGCTTTAACAGAAGTATCAATTTTATCTAACTTATTAGCTTCTTCTCTCAGCTCATCAGCATTACCTAAAACTATAGTCCAGGCCTTATGAATCATCTGCATACTGTTAGAAAACATATATACATTCTTACCTGCTGTAGCAATTATACTTGCTCCACTACCAGCCATAGCATCAACATAAACGTTTATGTCTCCATCATGTTGCTTAAGTAGATTACATATTGCTATAGACTCAAATACATCACCACCACCAGAGTTTATATGAACATTAATGCCTTTACCTTTTAACCCTTCAAGCTTTGTTCTTACACCTTTAGCTGATATGCAATCATCTTCGTCATCCCACCAATAAGCTTTTCTGATAGTGCCATATAGATATAATTCAGCTACTTGACTATCTACTTCATTCTTAACTTCTAATCTAGTTTGAATTTTAGGTATTTCTATTTTGTCCAATTCCTCACCCCCTTTCATAAACTTCCATCTAGTGCAGCACTATATCTAATTTTTTCATTCCCCCATTCTAAACATTCACAAATCATCTTTTTACCTTTTTCCAACTTAACCAGCTCCTTTATACCTCTGTTCAATTCTTTCATAATTCTTGGTCATCCACTTAGCTTTACTCCATTCAGTTTCAAGTGGTTCCATGCCTAAGGCTCTAAGACTATCATCTACAGAATAAGCACCTATTCTGGTTAGTATATCTAATGCATTAGCTATATCCTTAATATCTACTGCTTTAATCCTGGAAGTGTCTAGCTTGACATAGGTCCTCTCTAAATATAACTTTTTGCCATATAGCTTCCTGTTAATTTCATCAGTCAATAATTCAGCTATAGGGTTTACACAAAAGGTTAAAAAATTGTTTACTGCCTTATCTGTATCAGACACATTCCCTTTTAATAACTGCGGGGGCACCTGTAAAGCTATGGCTACAAAGTCAAATATGTCATCTATAAAAGCTCTTATATCCTTTCCATCAGCTCCACTTTTTTTCCCTATATTGCTTTCTAATTCATCATACTTCATGTTGTTGGTTAACGGTAAAACAGCTCCACCCTCAGCTTCAAAAAATCTTTTGAATTTAGATGTTAGCAGCTCATTTAGATCTTTTTGTGCTTTATCGGTTTGAGGATAACTTGTGGGTATTTCTAAAGTTCCTCTTCTAGCATTATTCTTTTTATAATTAGCACTGCTAACTATAATTAATTTTGAGTAAGATGCATATAATCCATCTATTACTGTTCTAATTTTCTCATCGTGTAGCTCAAAATGAAATACTTGTGATTCTTTATAAGTATCTTTTAGTTTGTAGTCTTCTATGACTATGTTTTTATAGATGTTTTCTTTAAAAGCAAATTTCACAGGATCAAAGCTGTCTGCTACATAAAATTTTTCATCCTGTTGTATCACTAAGCATTCATTGTGATATACAAGTTTATGGATTACATCTCTCCAGAACTTACTAGAGGATTTATTTTGATTAGGCTCCACATTAAATAAGTAGTAGTTCTCACCCTTTTTCTCTTTTCCTTTTTCATAAGTAAGAAATTCACTTCTTGCAACTGCATTAGCTATTAAATTTACACATGCTTGGACAGCTAATTCTTTATAAAATATTTCTCCAGCAAGTTCCCCGCAATAAGCATCTAACTTTAACGTACCATCATCTTTGAATAATCCTAAAAACCAATCCCATACTGCCATTAATTCACCTCCTAGTATTTAAAATGTAATAACGTCATAGGAAGTAAATTCTCCCACTTCAACAAGTTCCTCATCTTTGCTCATAGCATGTAGAAAACAGAAAAACCCATCAGTTTTTCTTTTGATAGGCTCTATCTTGTGGTATGATTTATTTCCTTTGCTATCTGTTTGAACATAACAGTTGTTTACATACCATCTCATTAATTTGTCATCCCCAAATATTAATAACCCACCGGCAAACAATTGAGTTATTAGAGGATGTAATTTGTTATGTGTTATATAACCACTGGGTATTCCATGAAATTCTATTCCCTCAGCTTCAAAGGCTTCTTTTAATCCTGCGTATCTATATCTATCAGCAACAACCATTTTTATTACATAGGAGATAGCTTGTTCTTTAAACCAATCAACTATTAATTTAGGAGGTATAATCGGCTCTCCACGTACTATAGTTGCCAACCCTAAGTCTACAGCTTCTTTTATATCAATATTAAACTTGGTAAATTTAATGCTTTTCTCATGTATAAATGTGTGCTGCTTAAATATCCTTTTACCATCTTTTTTAAAGAGTAATCCAACAGAGCAGAAATCTTTTAAATCAGCGTAATCTACTGCTCCTATACATTCTTGTCCTATTAAATCTGGTATAGGTTGATTTGTTGCTTTTATTTCTACCCATTCTGCAACAGCTTTAGCTTCATTTTGCGTGGGTAAATTCATCCTTTTGGTTAAAAAAGCTACTTTCAACTCTGAACTTTGATGCATATCATTGTATTCTTTCATGACAGTTCTTTTTAATGTCCTATTATGATTAATTCTAGGAATAGATTTCTCCCATAGTTCTGGATCCTCTACTTCTTTTTCATTATCCATTTTAAATATAAAAGGGAAAAATCCATTGTGTGGATCTTCCCCCAGTAATACTCTTTTAGCTTTCTCTTTTAAATCATCTAGCACAGATTCCCTTACTTCACCATCAGTAGTTATCGAAAACCTTCTTGGATTTTCAACTTTCCCTAATCCTCCAATATGAACCTTTATATTATCGTAATTTTCATATTGGTGAACTTCATCAAATATTACTGCTCCTGGTCTACCTCCATCTTTAGTTTTCGCATTAGATGTACAATATCTTAGTGTTGAATTAGTTTTCTTATAAGTTATTTCTTCTTTAGTTCTGTAAAATAATTTTTGTAGTTTAGGAATATCCTCTATTACCTGATAGACTTCTTCAAAACTTGTTTTTGCTTGTTTTTCAGATGTTGCTACTATATCAATATCATAATTTTTTATGTTATGTTTATCACTTTGCAGGTAAAAGGATGTACAAGAGATCAATCCATTTTTTCCACCACCTCTACCCATATACACAAAGAAATCATCAAATACTATGTCGCCAGTATCTTTGTAAAATACTCCAGCTACAAAAGAAAAAAAGAATTTCTGAAAGTCTTCTAGTTTGAAAGGAAAATACTTTTCTACAACCTCTACTGCTTCATAAATTTTATCTTTATCTATTACTACATTTTTATCTTTTAAAACTTTTTTAACAAATTTCATTAATAACTTTTGTTCTTTACAGCTATGAACTTTTTTCTTCTCTACTGCATCGATCCAAGTATCTATAAATTCATGATATTTATAATTCCTCATCTTCCTCAACTACTTTCAAATCAGATGCTCTTATGCCTAAGTCATGAAGGATAGTCAGCATTTGCTTATTTACTTTTAGCAGCTCTGATATGCTTTCGTTTTTCTTATACCCTCCTTGGCTGTCGCCATTGGACCACTTAATAGATACTCCTCTAAATTCTATATCTTGAATTAATTTGTTTTTTATATCCCACAGAGATAGGTAATCCTTAACTAGGTCCTTGTAGTGAGCATGCTTATCTATTTTTTTCTCTTTCATTTGTTTGTTTATAGCTCGTTCAATTTTTTTTCTTAATTTTTCTAATTCTGTCAACTCACCACCACCCCCCTATATGCGAGAAATTTTAAAAAATTTCCAGAACCATGTATGGCATCCGGTCCTGGGCTTTTTGAGGTAAATCGATTTTATTGACCCGGGGGTATGCCTATTCCCAACGTTCTTCATTGCTAAATTTCTTTTTAGGTTCAATCTTTTTTAATTTTTCAGGATGCTCTTCATTATGACATGCATTGCATAAGCTTATTAAGTTGCTATCTGTTAATGCAAGCTCTGGATGCGACTTTAGATGCTTAATATGATGAACGCATTCAGCTAATGAAAACAATCCTTTCTTTTTACATTTCTGACATTCATTGTTATCCCTTAAGAGTATTTCTGCTCTTTTCTTTATCCATTCTATACTTTTGTAAAATTTTCTTACATTACCCTCTATGATTGCTTTTAGCAATTCTTTTTTCATATGTTTTACTCCAAAAGAAAAAGAGCCTATTGGCTCTGTTAAGTATCAATACTAGATTTTTTTTGCTGTCTTTTTTTCCTTTTTCATTGCTTCTTTCATCTTGTCATAGTGATCAGTATTTGATTGTATATTTTGTATGCTATAAATATCCTTTATTTCTCGTAATAATCCTATCAATTCTTTTCTTTCTTCTTCTTGAATTTTAACAGCATCTGATGCACTATCTATATTTACTTCATACATTTTTAATACAACTGCTGTAAATCTAATAAATTCTACAATAATAGTTAAAAAAGAAGTTGTATATATAAATATAAAAAACTCCAATGGGATTGCATCAAAAAACATTGTTATAATGAAAAAAACAAATGATGCTACCAATGAGTTCTTTGAATAAGTGATAAAATTAGCACTGAGATTTTCTTCAGAAATTCTAATGATAGCTTGGGAATAGCTAGACCCAAATACAGACATAATTGTAACATTAAAACCTATTAACACCACTGAAATAGTACTTAACATTTCTAGCCTTGTTTGAGTAAATATTATTTCTGATAAAAACTTATGCACACCAATATAGAACAGCTCGACAGATCCGATCTGGAATGAAAAAAACTTTATAATAACTGCTACTAAAATAAAACCTAAAGGAATAAATCGCAAACCTTTTTCAATTATCAAATTATGAACTTTACTAATTGAGTTAGGCTTTTGATTTTCCATTTTATCACCTATTCCCTTTCTGGCGGAATTCTATTTGCCTCCCTTGGCTCACTAACTAACCTTGGAAAATCACTAGTTACCATATCAGCTATAAATTCCCTATAGCTTTGGGATAATGTTCCTTCATATCCTTGGTATAATCCAACAACTGTATTACCTATGTATTCTGAAGCTGGATTATTATTATCATCATTTTCTAATATTTTATCTTTAAATTGTTTACCTATATCTTTTAAATCTATTGTATCTAATTTTCTTGTATTTGTATCCCTATATTTCACTTTAACACTATCTATATAATCATTGTCTAAATTTAGTATATTTATTAATTGCTTAATTGTTTCAAGATTCATAGTTGCTTCTCTACCTTGTCCAACATTAAATTCTAATTTTAAATTTTTTGCATCAATGCTAGTATTAGCAGTTCCAAATCTATCGAGTACATCTAATATTAACTGATGTCCTGGATTATTAATACGCACCCCTTGATCGATAATATTCTGATTATACCTATCAAGTTTCAATTTTATTTCTAGATAACGGATTTGCATTGTTCTCTCTATATCCTCTTGGCCTCTTCTCGATATAATAGGTATAAGTTTTATTTCCCACTCCGATCCTTCTATTCTATGAATAAAAGAGGTGAAGTATTCTTCAATATTCTTTGACTTTAATCCTTGCATATTATAGTCTAATACTGCAGTTCTATATCGTTGATCATAAACCATCGTAACAAGCTCTACAATATCAATGTTATTCTGAATAGCTCTTAAATCAGAAGTACCCACACTGCCTAAAAAAGGTTTATAGTTTCTCCTAAATTTACCAAAAGGTATAATTCTTTTTTCTCTATGAGAATCATTAAAGTGCAAAGGAAACATTGCTGCAATATTTTCTCCAATCCTTCTTACTCTATGGTCCCAAGGAAACATTGCTACTTCATCGATAAATCTTAAAAATTCCAAATCAGTTTTTTGATTATCCTTAAATATTGCAACATTATAAAAGTTTATTGTTTTACTCAAAGCAATCACCCCTTTCACCCACAAATTCGTCAAAAGGTTTATTAATCCTCTATCTTTCGATAGCAAATTTCGACATAAAGGGTATGTTGACTCTAAGTTATTCAATATCTATTATTTTTTAGGCATGCTTTCCAAGTATTTTTTAGTTATTACATCATTTTCGATCCAATTAAGCGTGACTTTCATAAGATTCTTCAAATCATTAATATCTTTATCTACCCATAATTTTGAATAATGCGTCTCATCGTTCCCAATCCAAGCAGCTCTATTAGCAAGTTCCTTGATCCTAACATCCTCAATATATTCTCTTATGCAATGACTTAATAATTTTTTAGGATCTTTAATATCACTTTCTCTATCAGGATTTTTATAAATTGCATAGTCTTTAACTAAGTACTCTAAAGCTTTCCTGTATCCAGGCCCACATATTTGATTTAGATTCAACATCTCAGCTATATGAGCTTCATTATATATCTCAGAAAATTTTTTTGATATATTATCAATTATATCATTGAAATCAATTGTTCGATGCTTACTTGGTGCAGATTTATACAGCTCATATCCTATAATGCTTCCTATCGGATACGATTCTTTTCTATAATAAGCTATAAATAATTCCCTGCATTTTAAGCTAGTACATATAAATGCTACCTGCAATATATTATAGGTGTAATATTTATTCTCTCCATATTCATAAACTGACACAATTTTTGGTTGAATACTATTATGGCACATGGGACATTCTTCAGGAAGTTTATTAATTTTATATTTCTTAATAAACATTTCTATATCATTGTACTCATAATATGGACCTATTCTCTGCATGCTTATACCTCCTATCTAAGTCATCATTCTACATAGAAAAAAGATTTCCTCTATCTTTTGATAGCAAATTTCGACATATATATCATAATTAATATGTATACTTTTTAGAGATACTTTAAAATATTTATAACCCATACTTTGGAGGTCATCATATGAGAGAAAAGTGTCGTTGGAGAAAAGTTCATTTTGAATTTTTAATTCTTATTTTAGTCATTCGAATAATAATTGAATTAGAAAACTAAGGGCTAATCTCCAGCCCCACTTTAAATAATAAATAAAAAAAGTAGTTGAATTATTTCAGCTACTTTTTTATCTCTCCCGCCTTTTCTGTTTGATTTTCCCTTTCTTTTTCTCATAAGAATTGTGTGTCATACAGTCTTTTACACCTTCAAACTTTTCCTCTATGTAGATATCTATGTCTTCACAGTTATCCCTCTCTGGGCAATCTGTACATAAAATCTCAGATGCACAAACTATCTTTCTGTTATCAAATTTTACTTTAGTTTTATGCTTTTCTATGATGACCACCTCCAAAAGGGTATAAGAAAAAGGCAGCCAGAATCCTAACCGCCTTTTTTATAATTATCTACTAATATCATATTACCACTAAATACTATCGCATTTACTCGCATCTTTTTCTAGCTAATAATTTTAAAGCATCTGAATGTATTTTATGTATATGCTGCCAGCTATAATTCATATCCACGGCTATCTGCTCCCAGCTTTTGCAATCTATATACCTTAACCTAATTAGATACCGCTCCCTCTCTGGTAATATCTCTATAGCCTCTTCTATTTTCCTTAATATCTCATAAGACTTTTCTAGTTGCTTATTTATTCTTTGTTGTACCTCTATTATCTTCATTACAACATTTGATATTTTATCAGAATTATTATTAGTACTTTTAGGTTCATCAGTGATGTAAGTTGTTATTTTTGTAGCCTTTGTCTCTAATTCTAACAATTTATCTTCTAGCTTTTGGATATTACGCTGTAGCCAATAATATTCTTGTAAGTCCTTCTTAGTCATATATTTTTCCCCCTTTGTGCCTTCCCTAACCAATGCATAATTCTTTTATATTATATTCCTCTACTGCATAGCCTCTATTTCTTGTTTCTACGAAACACCTTGCTCCTAAATTTGTATAGAAATTAACTTTTAACCCCGTTTTTCTAACCCTTATATTTTTTATGCACCTGCTGCAGTAGGATCTATTCCCTATGACGATTAATTCTGTAATGCTTTTGGAAGATCTTTTACAGCATGAGCACTTTAGTATACTCATCTTGATCCTCCTCTACCTAATTTATCATCATTTTCAATTCTTCCAATTCTTGAATAATAGCTCCTAATGTCTCTCTACAAATTAACGCATTCTGAAAACCTTCTTCTATGATGACACCATTTTTCTTAATCTCATAATGTGTCCCTGTAAGCTTCCCCACTAACACCTTCTTTAGAGCTAAAACTGTTGTTCTTTCTTTGTTTAATTCTTTAGTATTTTGACCTGTTTTTTCTCTATCCTCTTGAACCTCTTCCTTTTTGATTTCCTCTTGTTTTTTTCTATATTTTTCAATATAGCTTTGAGCTGTACCCCAAGTTATTCCAGTTTTTTTCTTTATTTTTCCAGCTGTATATTCTGTAGACGTAGCTAGCTCTTTAGCTTTGTCATAATCTCTATCATTCTTTTTTATTCCCATTTTCTTACTACCTCCCTTTAAAATTAACTTTATATGGCCATTTGCAAGCTTGTATTTTTCAATGCTTATGCGATAACTCTTATCTTTTGCTCGCATTGTTATGTACTCCTGGCATTCCTGGACAATGATGCACTCTTTTGTCTTTTTTCCTTCTATCAACTCATATTCTTCTCCTATTTTATATTGCTGCTCTTTTCCATTTAACCATTGCATGCATTCTGTAATACTTCTAAATTTCTTGGTTCTTATATCACCTCTGCTGGTGTCTATTCCCACATATATATCCTTTGCTCCATCAAAGGAATAAAATTTTCCTAATGGTTGTCTATCCTCTATAATTATTAAAGCTTCACTTAGTTTTAATTCTTTTATTTCCACAAAATATATATCCCCCTTCTGATTACTTAGGCTTCAAGCTTATACTTTATAGCTTGAGCCCTCTCAATATTAATTTTCCCTTTGCAGAAGTTGATATTTTTGCTTTTGTTACACCATCAATCTCAATCATAGTTCCTCTAATCAATTGTTTTGATATTAACTCAACGATTATATTCATCAAATTATGAATTTCCTCTTTAGGAATAGGATCAATTCCCATGTCTGTTGCATCTTCTCCAAATAGTTGTGCTATTCTCTGTTTTGCCCTTTCAATCTCAAGTTCTTGTCAGCTTCCATACTTGCCTGAGGACATTTGCAAAATTTAGTTGCCATTTTTATTTTTTCTTCTTTTGTAGCCTCTTCTGAATAATCTAACATAATTACTTCTCCGCAATATTTACAGTGGCCTAAATCACCCATTATTTTATCCTCACTTTCTTTTAATAAACTAACAATCCCTATAGTATACACCTTCGATTTTCCTGTTTTTAATATCCTCCAAACTAATGCTTTTAATTTTAAGACGTATTGTAGTTTTAATTTCTGGATTTATACCTTTTCCTGCTAATCCATTGGTATAGTCTACTATGTCATGTAATATACCGGCATTTGAAACATAAGCTAAATACCATGTACCTGTTTTGCTGTCTATGAAGAAAAGATCTATATTTTCCCCATAGGCAAAGTTTACCTCTACTAGTTTAAATCTATCTTTCATATCATCCCACCTTTGTTTTTTTCTTTATACCTTTTTATTCTCTTAAACACTACATGTTGATCAATATAATAGATTTCTCCTATTTCTTTGTATGTCAGGCCTTGCAGTTTCAATTTATACATATCCTCTACATCATTTTGGGTTAATTGGGCTGGTTTTTTTGAGTTAGGATTATCCAACTTTCTAAAAGCAGTTTCTATACTACAGTTGCAAAATATAGCAATTAGTAGTGTACTGTAATTATCTTGTAAAAGGTCCAACCTAAACACCCCCTTTGCTTCATCAAAATATTGAAGTGCGTCATATATTAAGCTGGCATAAAATGCTACATTCCTCCATAACTTCATCTTCTAATTTTCCTCGGTATGGGTCTAGTTCGTCTAAAAATATGCCTTTTATACAACTATGTCCTATTACTCTTTCCTGCTTTGCTCTTTCCTCAAATACTTCCGAAAAATCTTTCCGAATGTTATTCCAGTAACCCATGCCACCCTTCACACAACCTATACAGTTATTATTTCTGTAGCCTAAATCATACATGATAGGTCTTTTAATACCTAACTCTCTAAGCATTCCATGACAATCTTCTTTCGTGAGATTCCTTTCTATGAGTGGAAATTTATGTTGAAACTGTGGCATTGTTTCAAGTAGCCTTTCTGCTCTATGTCTTTCCCCTACATCATAGCCCCAAATATAAGTTAAATCCTTTTTATCATGCTCCCATTCCTTGCGAACTCTCTTTTTTAATATTTCAGTACACTTTGCACCATAGGCTCCGTTGATGTATCTAAATTGCTGGATAACCTCTCTTACTGACTTGTACCTTGATTGCAATATTTTTATTTCAAAACCTAGTGCTTTCTCACAGTCTTTTAAAAATCTTATACTATCTTCGTGCTGGTCGTTTATGTGAATATATAGCATTTTATCTAAGTTATCTTTTTCTAGATATGCAGATATAAAACTACTAACCCCAGCACTAAACCAGCTTACTATCATTTTTTCACCCCTTTATTACTCATAATTCAAATACTACATCTCATACAATGCAGCTAAATAATTTAGTATAATCCCATTCCTGGACATAATCTCTACCATTCTTTCTACAGGTATAAAATTTAATCCACGCTTCCCCTTATTTTATATTTGCAGCTTCCTCATTTTTATATAGATGTGAGTACCAGCTGTAATTTCATTTATATCTACCTTGCAGGAGTTCAAGAAATATCCTGGATATAACTTAGTGAAAAATTCTTTATCCTCTTGTGATGTTACTATTTTTTCTATTTTCTTCCGGCTGTATTTGCTATCGTTCACCTTTACCTTTGGCTGCTTTAGATTTTTTGATTGGGTCCATCTCTTAGATCCTCTAGGATCCTTAGTAATATATCTGGCCAGTCCTTCATATCCAAACTCATCCGCTTTTAGTCTGTCTGCATTTGCTCTACCTTTTGTCCAGAGTTCCTCTACTATATCTCTATCCATACCACTCATTACTATGTGATGATGAAGCCTTACTTCTTTTCCTTCTTCCTCTTTTTCTTTGTACTCAATTACCGCTATATACTTTAGAGTTTCTAGTCCATTTTTCTTTCTATAATGTTTTACTCGCCTGATATAGTTTGTTACATCTTTTCTTGCCTCTTCTTCACTTTTGGGTAATTCTTTATCTATATATGTAAGATGGACCGCTAGATCCTTATCTGTAAAATTTGTATTGATTAATCTGATTAAATGTTTTTTTGCATTTTTGTCATTCAGCTTTTTTTGCTTTGGTAATGATAGTTTTTCTTTTTTTGCTCTTGGCTGTTTTTTTTGATTTTTGCTTATAGGATATATTTCTACCTCGAGCATTCCTCCAGAATATATTTTTTTCTCTCTGTATGGCATTTCTTTTTTCCTCCCTGGCCCCCTTAATCTTTTTTTATAGATATAGGAGAAAATAGAAATAATATTTTTGATTACTATTAAATTATTAGATTGTGTTTTCACTTGATAATATTGATTAACTATTACTATAGTCGATAAAATAATACCTATTACGAGTCCGAAAACACCTATGTAGAATGTCCTTTTTGTTGACTTTTCAATGGATTTGCTTTAGAATTAAATTAAAGATTTAAATGAAAACTTTTGATGGAAAACACATTACACTGCATGTCTAAGTGAGAGTAATGTGTTTTCTTTTATGTGTTTTTTCATTTAAACCTTTACTCTTCAACCACTTCACAATCCTTTGGTACTACCATGTATAAGCCATTCTTATTTTTGTAATCTGTTGAATATCTTCCTCTAGATGTTCCGACTACTCCAAGTACCATTCCTATACAATCTGCATACCAGTAGGTTTCAAATGAGGCTTTAACGATTCTAATCTTTTTCGGTAGTTTATTCATATCTTTGCTACCTCTTTTCACTTTGTCCTCCTCTGGATAATTACATCTGTAGAACTATGTCTAATTCTTTTACTCCCCATTTCATAGCCTCTTCATGCGTATTCATTACTACATCTAACCTTGCACCGCTGCTTCTTCTAAGTGCAGCTCCAGTGTCCTCTATAATTGCATCTCCATAGCCTGGGATATATAGCTTTGTCCCATACTCAAGTTTTTCAGGATCTGCTGCAGCTATCCCCACTCTGGGCTTGGTACCTGTGGCAGTTACTTCTGGATTATCATCCGCACAGATACCACTAATGTTTTCTGATGGAGCGTAAGCTGTAACCCGTGCCCTTATGATTCTAAGCTTTTCATTTTCTTCCAGGAGTTGTTGAATCTTTCTCTTATCTCTAAGTGCTATTTCTTTTAAAACTTCTTCCTTATTCTTCATCTCTTTAATGTCATTCAATAGCATGCTATTTTTTTCGTTCAGTATGACAATGTCTCTGTTTTTGTCATTAATGGTACCTCTAAATCCCGCTACTACCATCATAAAAACTAATATGTATGCCAGGTTAACAGCTGTTCTCTTTTTTATTTTCAAGCTTATTCCCCCTTTTTCTCTTCCTCTAAACAACATGATTCTTAACTATCTCCAAGGCTTCTTTATAAGCTTTACTTATTTTTCTAATCGTTTCTAGCTGTTCTGATTTCTTTAATCCCATATTCAAAATTGTATCAATGGCTCCTATATACATGAGATCTAAGTCTCCTGACTGTGTTTTTTCTTTTTCAGCTTCTCGAATGATCCAATGCTTTTCCAATTGACTCCCCTCCTGTAAATTGTTATACTCTAAGTAATAATATTTCTAAATCCCTTATTTGCTTGCCGGCGGTAAGGGTTTTTCTTTTTCTAGATAATTTGCAAAGTCTATAAATTTCCCATCATTACAAATACTTATTAATCCATGTTCTCTGTACAGCTTGTCCGCTAATTCAACAGTCATTGTTATTTACACCTCCTTATAAAATGCACTAGTTTTACCACTGATCCTATGTACAAATATCATTTCTGTTGAGGTATTTTTTACATTTAACCAATTTTTATGGTCCAGCCTCTTTGATGTTAAAAATTCCTTTTGCTTTCTAGTTAGCCTCTTACCATGCTTCAAATAATCCCCCTCCGCTATTCTCCTATTAACTCTAGTCTTTCAGTTCTCAGAGCCTCTATTTGTGCTGTTATTTCTTTTTTTCTTTCACAGGTGATTCTAGTATCCAAGAATTCAATACTTAGGCGGGTGTCCTCTACGACAATCTCTTCTACCCTAGCTGTCTGAGCCTCTGTTAGCTTATCGATTCTTTCCCATGTTTCTGATTTCAATTTTCACACCTCCGCTTTCTTTTATATGCTTGTCCTACTTTATGTTAAGACAAAGACGTTGATTAATCTCCTATGTCTATCTCCTCATTAGCTGCAGCATGTGCAATCTTGGAGATGGTTTCTGATATCCTCTCAAGTACTTTGTCTATTTCTTCTTTGCTTTTACCTGCATAGGCACCATCGTAAACCTCTACTTTTACATTGCCTTGCATCCATTCTGCAACTTTATTACCTTTTTCTATTTCTTTCACATCAATCACCTCCACTACGACCTATTAAATAACTGGGTTGTACTATGCTTTTCATTTATTTATGCGACCTTATATTTTATGGCCATCTCTTTTACGATAGCTATGTAAACCTCTGTGAGCCTCTTATCATCAGCAATTACATCTACTTTTGTGAGCTTATCAACCCTTGATTTGCTACCTGTTTCCTCTAGTACTTTTCGTCTTCTGTTTGTAAGTCTAATATTTAGCTTCGCTCCTGCTCTTTGGTCCAGGAGCTTATAGCTCTCTTCCCTTACTTCTCTATAGGCTTGTGCTGTGGCACCTCTTACTCTTGCAATCTTATTGATTAGAGAGTTCACTTCATTTCTCCAGCTGTTAGGATTAAGAGCGACAATATCTCTCATAGCCTGCACTTCTTGTTGGACCTCTACAGCTTTATTCTCTGCTTCAGTTGCTTTGGTTGTTACTTGCTCTAATTGTAGTTTCACATCTTTCATGGCCTGAGCTTGCATTATGATTAGGTCCTCTATACAGGTAGGTTTTAGTTCTAGTTCCATCCTGTTAAAGGCTTGTACATATTTCGCGGTGAATACGATGCCTTTTTCTCCGGTCATTTTGTTTCCTACCATTTCACAACCTTGTTTTGTAAGTAAATAACGAGGTAATTTTCTTCCAGTGCTGTCCTCATAGGTTCCTCCTAAGAAGAAATCACTCAGCCCAATTTTGGACTCAGCTAAAACTTCAATGTAATTTCTTATGTCTCTTAGTAGATGTCGATGTTCTTTTTCTACCATTGCTGATACATCTCTACTATCCACTAATAATCTCCCATTTTGATTCATTACTGTTATATCTTTCATGGCTTGCTCCCCTTTCATTTGTAGTGTTTTGTCGATTTATTTATAAAGGTTTCCCTCTCTTCCTGCAGAATTTTGTAGTAGGAAGGAGGTGATTTGATTGAATTTTGAAAAGTTAAAGCTAAATACTATAGAAGAATGTAACAAGTCATTAATCAAGGTTAACGATGGTTCAAGTAGTCAAAAAACAATTGAGCTTTATATTGGAATAGCTTCTGAAGTTTGCACAATTATGATTGAAAAATATCATAAAGAGATTAATAAATCTAAATAGAATCCTTTGTTACAAGTGCTAGGCTTTCATATAACTTATCAATAATTTTTTCCACAGGCTGCTCTTGAACTTGCCTTTCAAGAACAGCTACCTTTTTTTCTAGCTCCCCTATTCTTTGCTCTAATGTTTTTTCCAATCTTCCCCACCTCCTATAAAAACCTTATTATTCTATTTTTTTGATTATCAAATACTACAGTTGCACCAATCCTCATACCATTTTTTAAGGCTTCTTGGTACTCTTGTGAGCCTACAAAAGGTATGATGATTCTCTTTTCTCCGGACATAATATAAACTCTTTGACTGTTGTAATCGTACACATCACCTATCATCCATTCCGACTCCTCTACATCGCTTCTTTGGTTGTTGCTTGTTCGTCATCACCTACATACTCATGAAACTGCTTAGGTGATATATAATAGGTCCACATGGAACTCATTTTTACTGCAGTTCCGAAAGGTAATAGTCCTCTTTGTAATCCAATCCTTACGAATTGTTGAGACTTTCCCATGATTTCCGCTGCATCTTTAACTGATATTTTTTTCTTGTTATCTTCTGGCATAGTTAAACCTCCTCTATATCGCTTCATTGCTTGCTACTTGCTCGTCTCTACCCTTAATGGTAAAATATACCTATGGAAGGGGGTGAACTATTTTGAGCTTACAATCTAAGTTTTCTTTAACAAGTGAAGATAAAGCTATCTTGACTGAATCTCTTAAGTTATTCATAGCTAATGAAATTGAAGATATTCCACAACAACATAAACTAGATATTAATAAAGTTGCTTTTAATATAATCGCTATACTCAATAACAAAGACTCAAATTTCACAGAAAACCAATACTTGATAATGTACAATGCTCTCGATTATTTTAAAGACAATGTTTCTGATGTTAATACTAGTGATATTAATATTAATGCTGATTCTATTAGATTTAACGAGATAATATCTAGGCTGATGAATACTATTGATAGGTGTATAGGTTGATTTTTTAGGACAGTAGGAGTAAGCGTTGACTTCTACTGTCTATTTTTAGCTTTGTTTCTATACTCTTTTACTCTATCTAAGTAATTAGCTACATCATTTTGAGCTTTAATTTCGTCATCCCTTTTCTCATTTTCATAATTAAAGGTTACAACAATTTCTTTGTCTTTTTCATCAAAGTTTGTATTTAATAATTGTACTAAATGCTTTTTGCTCGATCTCACTCTTCCTCACCTCCTCTATATCGCTTCTTTGGTTGCTACTTGCTCGTCTGGTACAAAAGTATCTAGCGAAACCCCTAAAACTTTACAGATTAAAGCATATTCATGCGCATATATATTTCTTTTTTCATTTAACATCGCACTTAATATTGGTTGAGGTATTCCTGTAGCCTCAGAAACGAAAGACTGTTTCAATCCTTTGCTATCTATATACTTTTTTATTTTTTTTCCAATACTAAAATTATTCATTTAGCCATCTCCTCCCTCGTCTTTATTTCATATTTCATGAAGTTAATTATAATATAATGCATATATTATGAAGTGTCAACACTTATTTTCATGTTTTATGAAGTTTTTATTGTAATTTCGGATTAAAAATTGTAATATATAGAAAAGGGTGAAAGGTGCTGATTATACATGAAACATTTAAAAACCATAAAAGAAAAGATATCTCATAACATAAGATGCTTTAGAGAACTGAATAAATTAACACAAAAGCAACTTGCTGAAAAATTAGGTGTTAAGCATAATGCAATATCTAGTTGGGAAAGCGGAACCAATGCAGTAGATATAGAAATTCTTTTAGAGATGTGTAAAATATTTGGCGTAACAATAAATGAGATGTATGGAATAGAAAATAAAGAAAAGCAATATTTAAGCCCAAATGAAATGAAACTTATAAAAAGCTATCGAACTTTAACTTCCTCTGGAAAAGAATCTATAGATAAAACCATTTCTAACCTTCTTGAATATGAGAGAAATTTAAAAATTGAACTAGAAAATAAAGAGCCGGAGTTAATGGCAGCTCACAATGATGATAATTCAGAAGAGCAACAAGAGTTAATGAAACAGGATTTAGAGGAGTTATAAAAAAACTTGAGGTGATCTAAATGAATACATATGAAAGATTGCTTATACATGCAGAAGATAAGAACATTATAGTAGTCGAAAAATATTTTAAGTCAAAATCTAAAGGTTTGTGTAAAAATAATAAGATTGGTATTAGTAAAATTATTAAACACTCTACTGAGAAAGCTTGTGTTTTGGCTGAGGAACTTGGTCATTATCATAGAACAAGTGGTAATATACTAGATCAATCTAAAATCAATAATAGAAAACAGGAACTTAAGGCTCGTAGGTGGGCTATTAAAAAATTGATTCGTGTAGAACAGTTTATCGATGCTTTTGATGCTGGGGTAAGAGATCGTCATGAGTTAGCAGAATTTTTAGAAGTGACTGAAGAATTTATAGATATGGCTATAGAGCATTTTAAAGGAATATATGGTTATTCGCATACTATTGGAAATTATACTTTATTTTTTAGTCCATTATGGGTTTATAGGCATTTTGAATAATATAGATAATGGAAGGGGTTGATTAGTAGCTATGAGATTACCGAATGGCTACGGTAGTGTGTATAAGCTTTCAGGTAATAGGCGTAAGCCTTGGATTGCTAGAAAGACTATAGGATGGGATGAGAATGGAAAGCAACTTTATCAAACAATAGGTTATTATGAGAAAAGGCCAGATGCTCTTAATGCACTTGCTGAATTTAACAAGAATCCTTATGACATGAAGGTTTCTACGATTACATTTGCTGAAGTATTTGAGAAATGGAACGAAGGAAAATATCCTACTATTTCAAAATCTAATATAAATGGATATAATGCAGCTTTTAAAACCTCTGAAGTACTACACAATATCAAGTTTGTTGAGATAAGAGCTAAGCATATGCAGGATGTGATTAGGACTTGTGGTAAGGGCCATGGCACCCTTAGAAAAATAAAGGTATTATTTAATCAACTTTATAAGTTTGCCATGGAGAATGATATTGTTACTAAAGATTATTCTGATTATGTGGATATCGGTAAAAATACAGAAGGCAGTACTAGAAAGTCATTTACCTCTAAGGAGATAAAAAGATTGTTCGAAGTAGTAGATCATATTGAGTTTGTAGATACTATCTTGATCATGATTTATACTGGCCTTAGAATAGGTGAACTGCTAATATTGGAAAACGCGGCTATTGACTTAGACAATAGAACTATAATAGGTGGAATAAAGACAGAAGCAGGAAAAGATAGGATTGTTCCTATAAGTAGTAAGATACTTCCCTTAGTAGAAAATAGAGTATCTTTAAATAAATACTTTTTGATGAATATAGAAGGTAATATGCTAAAATACGATAATTACTATAGAGAAAAATTCATCCCAATTATGGAGCAACTGGGAATGGATCACAAACCACATGACTGTAGACACACCTTTGCCACTTTGATGGGTAACGCTGGAGCTGATACTGTAGCACTACAAAAGATAATAGGACATGCTAGCTATCAAACCACTGCTAATATTTATACGCATAAGGATATAGAACAATTAAAGAAGGCTATCGATCTGATTTAG